ATGCAACGGCAAGGGCTCACGTCCTGTCCAACCTTTTGCCGTATGTTGTTCTATAGTTTCTTTAGTAAACTGAAACCCATCTTCTAAATAAAATATATTAATATTTCTCATAATTTTTCCTGGCGGAAAGGGAGAGATTCGAACTCTCGGTACAGTTACCCGTACTCTTCCTTAGCAGGGAAGTGCTTTAAGCCACTCAGCCACCTTTCCTAAGTTATATTTATCGTTGTTAAATACAGTTATAATTATATTACGATAGGATTTGCAAAGGCGATAAATAGTAGTATGCCTAAATTAAGTTTATGGAATCCAGTCAAAACAAATGACTACACGTTCACTGATAGAATTGTCGGAGAACACCTTCATGCCGGTGGTACAGGTGTACACATACACAAATACTTAGGTGTACATACCACTCCAGATGAAAAAGACCCTACAAGGCCTAGTAGTGCCGCAAATGATACAGACGTTTTTATACAAGATTTATTATTCTTAGAAAATAGAGACAGAAAGTACGATAAAGATATTTACGAACTACGTGGACAATATAATTTAGGGGACGGTGATGCATTTGACCTAACACAGTTTGGTATGTTTTTATCAAACGATACATTGTTTATGAATTTCCATATAGAAAGTATGGTAGAAGCAGTTGGTAGAAAATTAATGGCAGGTGATGTATTAGAATTACCGCATTTAAGAGACGACTTATTATTAGGTAGCGAAGAAGCAATAAACAGATATTATGTTATTACAGATGCTAGTAGGCCAGCAGAAGGATATGACCCACGTTGGTGGCCACATTTATGGCGTGTAAAATTAGGCCCAATTACAGATTCACAAGAGTACAGAGATATTCTTGGTACTGGTGAAGAAGAAGAGGATTTAAGAAACTTAATTAGTACATACGCAAACGATATTAATATTAATGATAAAATATTAGAACAAGCAGAAAAAGATGTACCGTTTGATCCACAATATAGAAATACAACACATTTATATTTTGATGAATCAGTACCTGATAAACCTAGCATAGACTTTGGTGGTGCTGATGGACAACCAGTAAATGGATTGAGTTTGGTGGGAAGTGGTGAAACTTTCCCAACAAGTGGAACTACAGATGGAGATTACTTCTTAAGAACAGACTTTTCACCGAATAGATTATTTAAAAAGTCTGGAACACGTTGGTTAAATGTTGGAACAGATAGTAGAGGTGTATGGTCAGCGGCTAATAGAATATTAACAGGATTTATTAATAACGATAATTTAACAAATACAAACGACGGTGAAGCCATAAAAGAAAGACAAAACTTGAGTAAAGTATTAAAGCCTAAAACGGATAATTAAAAATGAAATTTAATGAAATAAAAAAATTACATGAGAATCAACAAGTGATTGATAAATTAGAAGATAAAAAATTCGATTTAGAACGAGCTTTAGAAGATGCTAGAAGCATAACTAAAACCATAAAGTATGTAGATACACATGTTGAAATTGTATCTAAGTTAGGTACTCTTGCAGAAGAGAATGGTTTACAATTAGACGAATACTATGAAAGACAAGTATATAGTGCAAAGAATAAATTAGAAAGTGAGATATACGAATTAGAAGAAGTTTTTAAAGACGCAATTAGAGACGTAACAAACAAGATTGACGAACTTGAAATGGAGATGGAAGGCTACTAAAATGGCAGGAAAAAACTTAGACTATTGGTATGATGAACAGATAAAACGTTATCTTATTCAGCTCATAAGAATATTCTCAAATTTTAAAGTAAAAGAAAATACTAAAAACGGTATTAAATATAATCGTGTACCAGCAAGATATGGTGATGCACAAAGAATGGTTTCTAGTATTTTACGGAATAATTCAGAAAATGTTATTAATAGTGCTCCTTTTATAAGTGTAAATATTTCTAGTATTCAACCTGCTAGAGATAGAACACACGAACCTTTCCTAGTTGATACCAATCAAGTAGCAGAAAGAGAATGGGATAACAAAGCAGGTAATTATACTTCTGAACAGGGAAATCTATTTACTACTCAAAGATATATGCCAGTTCCATATAATATGACATTACAAGTTGATTTATGGTCAACAAATACAGATACAAAACTACAAGTATTAGAACAAATATTTGTACTATTTAACCCAAGTATTCAGTTACAAAGTAACGATAATCCTTTAGATTGGTCAAGTGTATTTGAAGTTGAACTTACAGATATTGCTTGGAGCAGTAGAGGAATACCTGCAGGTGTAGATGAAAATATTGATATATCAACATTAACATTTGCTATACCTATTTGGATATCACCACCAGCAAAAATTAAAAGACAAAGTATTATTCAACGTATTATTGCAGACGTGCATTCTACACAAAATATAGAAACATTAGGATTCAGTGAAGATTATGCAGACTTCTTTGGCAGTATAGACGATACCGCAGAAATAGTCGTTACACCTAATGATTACTATGTACAAATTGTAGGCAGTGGAGCAACCCTAGTAAATTCTGCAGGTGTGCCTCAAAAATGGTCTGATGTTATAGATATGGTGGGAGAACTAACAGCCACCAGTTTATTAAAATTAAATATAGGTAATGATAGCGATGATCTCCTAGGAGAAGTAATAGGTAGTGTAGTCGCAAATCCTCTAAGTGAAACTTCATTAATATTTAATATAGATACAGAAACCTTACCATCAACAACATTAACAGCAGTAGATAAAATTATAGATCCTAGATCATCTTATCCGGGAGACGGAACACTAGCCGAGGCGGCTGTAGATCAGCGATATTTAATAACAGAGTCCATAGACAACGTAGGCATGCCTAATTGGAACATAGATGCTTCTGCTAACGATATTATACAGTATAACGGTTCTAAGTGGACTGTGGTATTTGATTCTAGTGCCAATGAAGTAGAACAACAAGTAATTAATACATTTACAACCAGTCAGTACAAGTGGAGCGACGGAGCATGGATAAGTAGTTATGAAGGAGAATATAATCCAGGGTTCTGGAGACTAACACTATAACATGACTATAACAGCGGCAGGAGTAGTATTCCTTGCTAAAGACACAGGTAGATGTATGTTGCAATTAAGAGAAGGCAACAAAAGATTTAATCATACTTGGGGTTTTTGGGGAGGCATTATTGAAAGGGGAGAATCTCCTTATCAATGTATTACTAGAGAATTAGACGAAGAGATTGGGTTCGTTCCAGAACTACAAAAACTTAATCCTATAGATGTATACCAAAGTAAAGATCAAAATTTTTATTACTACAGTTTCGTATATGTAGTAGATAAAGAATTTCAACCACCAAAACTTAATGGAGAGAGTGCCGGTTATGCCTGGGTAGATATAGGACAATGGCCTAAACCCTTACACAATGGTGCTAAAGTAACATTATATAAAAATGGTGGAACTGAAAAATTGCACACAATATTAAATATTCATACTTGATAAATATACGATATGAGCAAAGGCGAAATTATCGATTTTGTTGTTTTGCGGATAACTACCGAATTAGACAAGTTTCAAAGAACTAAGACAATCCCACATACATTATTAGAAGGTGCTATTGAAATAGACGAGATACGGGAGACGTATTATGACCAGTTACCCGCAAAGTATCAGAAAATATTTAAAAGACTTTTAAAAGAGTATCACCAAAAGATTGGCGAAAATATCGAATCTCTTAAAAAGGCAATGAAAAAAGACTATGCTCGTGTAATGAAGAATCAATCTACTGAGCATAATAGTTTTAGATTTAAAGAAGTAATGAATTCATATCGTCCGAGTATGAATCCTATACGAGCTCTTTACTACGAATCAAGAGAAGTTATAAGAAGATATAATTCAGAAAATCCATATCATTATTGGCTTGTAGATTTAATAACGGATAAAGAATTTAATAATATAGTTTTGGATGCCTTAGGTGCAGATACTAAAAAATTAGAAAAAATTATTAAAAGATATTATTTTCCTTTAGTAGAACACGGTGAAGGTGTGCCTTTAGAAATGTTCCATGCAAAACAACAACTAAAAGACTTTAGACATTATTATATGTTTTTTAGGAATTTAAAAGAATGGGACCCAGACGAATAATTAATAAATTTTTCTTATTTGATAATCAAAAGGTTCTACAGTTCTAATTTCAAATGCTCTCCCATCCATATCTTTTCCTTTGATATGTTTAGGAGTTTTCTTAGTAATCTTCTTTAAAAGATATCTTTTATGTGTTCTTGTGGTTACTATATTTCCTCTGTTATCTCTTTCAGAGTCTTTTAAATACCAAACTGTAAGTTCATATTCTTCGTAAAATATTTTAAACCAAAGTCTAAGTATTGCTTTCCATAACTTAAATAATAATGAGCCAGTAACTTTAGCAACAACTTTAGTTTTTTGCCATAGCCATGCTAGTGCAGATTTGCTTTTTTGTGATATGTTGTGTATAAACTTTTTCATACTACTATTTATTCATTTACACTAAATTTAGTATCTTCATTTAGTTCCTTTACAAAAAACATATTAACAGTTAACCGATCTTCACAATCTTCTTGTATCATAACTGTACTATGCCAACTATTTTCTGCAACTTTAATCAGTAACAAATCTCCAGGATTACCACCTAATACTTTTGATGGATCAGAATGTTCTGAAGTATGAATATTTGTACCAAACTTTTTAGAAGGATTGCAATACAATATTCCTCTAACAGGTATTCTATCTACTTCGTGAAAATCATTATGTGGTCTTAAACCATGACCTTTTTTATTAAAAGTATTCATAGCAATATAGATATCATCTACATTTAAATCCCACATCTTATTTACATTTTTTATTAAAGATAATTTATTTACTTGCAGTTTATCTTCTATAGGATGTGGTGAAAGACTTGATAGCTCAGGATATTCATTTATTACATTATGATTTTGCATATATTCATCATATATATTTTGATCTTGTAACATAGGTGCAAAATTTTCTATTAATAGATAATCAAAAGGTTCTGTAACCGAATTACTTTTATTTATATCTAATATTTTCATTTAGATGTTTTCCTTTCTACACCGTCCCAATCACCTACAGGTATTGGTTTTTTAATTCTTTCTGCATACAGTTCTGCAAGTGTGTCATTCCATGCATGATCTTTTATAATTTCTATTTGATTTGAACAAGTTGCCCACTCTCTGTTTTGATATGCATCTATCATTCTGTTTACGACTCTAGCATACTTGTGATCATTTAGTATAGTGTAAATTGTTACAGGTGCTGTTTGGCCTTTTACTGCAATTTTATCTAACATAGTTAAATTCTCTGGTGAGACAATTTGTTTTAGTGTATGTTCTGTAAACATAAAGAATACACCATACTCTTTGGTTTGTGCTTCTAGTCTTGCCGCTAAATTAACACTATCACCTAATACTGTATAATCAAAACGTTGGTTACTGCCCATGTTACCTACTACAGCATCGCCTGTATTAATACCTATACCAACACCTAACTCCATAAGTCCATCTGCTTTAAGTTCTTTATTAAGATTTTTAAG